AGATGGCCGAGGCCAAAGGCCGTGCCGACGCTGAGGCTGAGGCGGCAGGTCAGTTGCGTGAGGCGGCTCGCAATGGCGATAGCAAGGCTGCGCTCTCGCTCCTACAACATGTGCACGGCTGGGTGGCGAAGCAGCAAGTTCAGGTCGATGTCACCCAGCAGATCAGCGTCATCGCGGCACTGCAAGAAGCGGAGTCTCGCGTCATTAACGGCCGAGTATTGTCGTCTACTCCGGCTGCACTGACGCACGCCGAGCCCACCGCCCTCGCGTACGCCACTACGGAACCTATTAATGCAACTGCCAATCTATAGCGCCGACGACGAGCAGGCGATCATGGCGCGCTTGTGGGCGCCTCAAGTCAAGGACGACCCCGAGGCGTTCGTGCTGTTCGCCTTCCCGTGGGGGCAGAAGGGTACGCCGCTGGAGCACTTTGAAGGCCCGAGGCGGTGGCAGCGCAAGGTGCTGCGGGACATCGCCGCGCACATCGCTAAGAACAAAACGGCCACCTCCTACGAGGTGTTGCGCATGGCCACCGCCTCGGGGCGCGGCATCGGTAAGTCCGCCCTCGTCAGTTGGCTCATCTTGTGGATGCTCTCGACGCGCATCGGCTCGACGACCATCGTGTCGGCTAACAGCGAGGCGCAGCTACGCTCGGTCACCTGGGCCGAGGTGACTAAGTGGCTGGCGCTCCTGCTCAACAGTCATTGGTTCGAGGTGTCGGCCACACGCGTCATGCCGGCCAAATGGCTCGCGGAGATCGTCGAGAGAGACCTTAAGAAAGGCACACGCTACTGGTCGGTCGAAGGGCGGCTCTGGTCGGAGGAGAACCCCGACGCGTACGCCGGTGTGCACAACCATGACGGCGTGATGGTCATCTTCGACGAGGCGAGTGGTATTCCTGACCCTATCTGGTCGGTGACGGCGGGCTTCTTTACGGAGAACACGCCGCATCGTTTCTGGCTGGCCTTTAGCAACCCGCGACGCAACGAGGGGTATTTCTATGAGTGTTTCAACGCGAAAAGAGAGTTCTGGACGACGCAAAGCATCGACGCCCGGCAAGTTGAAGATACGGATAAAGCCGTCTACGAGCAAATCATCGCTGAGTATGGAGCAGATAGTAGCCAGGCAAAGGTTGAGGTCTACGGAGAGTTTCCTTCAGACGGCGACGACCAGTTCATTGCTCCGCGAGTTGTGGAGGAGGCTATGGCAAGGCCTCGGTACAAGGACGAGACAGCGCCACGCGTTGTCGGAGTCGATCCAGCGCGAGGCGGAGCAGACTCAACAGTCATCGTCGTAAGGCAGGGGCGTGATGTCATCGCTATCCGGCGCTACCGGGGCGATGACACGATGACAACGGTGGGGCGCGTCATCGACGCGATCGAGGAGTTCAACCCGGCGCTCACTGTCATCGACGAGGGCGGTCTGGGTTACGGGATACTTGACCGGCTAAAAGAGCAGCGGTATAAGGTGCGTGGGGTAAACTTTGGCTGGAAGGCTAAGAACCCTGCAATGTACCAGAATAAGCGTTCTGAGATATGGGGTGAAATGAAGGCTTGGTTGCAATCAGCAAGCCTGCCTCATGATAGAAGTCTTAAGAGCGATTTGACTGGGCCGCACCAAAAGTTTAATTCGTCTGGGGCCATTTTGTTGGAAAGCAAAAAGGACATGAAATCCAGAGGGCTTGCCTCTCCAGACGCCGCCGATGCGTTAGCCGTTACGTTTGCTTATCCGGTAGCCAGTCGAGAGATGCGGGAAAAACCTCGTCGAATTGTTGTTGAGCGTGGTAGCGGCGCAACTAGTAGTTGGATGGGCGCGTAATGATCCCCGTTCTATCCCGTACAGCCGCTATAGCGCAGGGAAAAAAGAAATATTTTACAGGAAAACCCTGTAAGCATGGCCATGTTGCCGAGCGCCACGTTCAAAATTGGACATGCGTTGAATGCCATTCGGCAAATATGTTGGACGTACAGCGCAATTGGCGGGCAAAAAACCCGAAAAAAGTCGCCGAATACACAGCAAAATACGCTTCCGCACACGCAGAAACTAACAAGGCGTGGCGGGCTAACAATGTGGACAAGATACGCGAGCACGCTCGCGGCTGGCGGTTGGCTAACCCTAGCAAAATGGCTCAATACGGGCAAAAGTGGCGCGCCAACAACCGCGCTCACATGCAGTATTTAAAAGCCAAGCGTCGAGCTGACGTTTTACGTCGCACTCCGTTATGGTTAGACGCTGAAGATTGGTGGCTAATTGACGAAATTTACGACTTAGCTAACCAACGGGCTAAAGCGACTAAAGTTGACTGGCATGTAGATCACATCGTACCTTTACGCGGCGGTGTTGTGTCCGGCTTACATGTACCGCATAATTTGCAAGTTATTTTAGCCAGCGAAAACGTGCAAAAAGGAAACCGATATGCCGCGTAAGTCGGTCAATCTGTCAGTGGGTCGCGGTGAGAAGCAGCCCGTCTCTAAAGGCGCGGGCTTGACGGCCAAAGGTCGGGCTAAGTATAACCGCGCTACGGGCAGTAACTTGAAGGCTCCGGCGCCGAGTCCGAAGACTAAGGCGGACGCGGGGCGTAAAAAGTCTTTTTGCGCGCGAATGAAGGGTGTGGTGGCTAAGGCCAAAGGGCCGGCTGAACGAGCTAAAGCGTCGCTGAGACGCTGGAAGTGTGGCTAACATGGCAGCTAAACGCGGACTCTACGCTAACATCGCCGCTAAACGGGCTCGCATAGCGGCCGGCAGTGGTGAGAAGATGCGCAAAGTAGGCGCTAAGGGCGCACCGACCGCCAAGGCGTTCCGAGAGTCGGCTAAGACGGCTAAAAAGAGGAAGTAAGATGCCAAACAACCCGTATGATCGCATGGGTATTGGTCCGCGCGCCGTGCTAGGCGATGCGATGATCCAGGCACAACCCTCGCCGCCGCCGCAGGCGCAGCGCCCGGCGCGACCGATGCGGATGCCGATGCGACGCCCTAATGTGGACATTGTACGTACAACGGTAGACTTTCGGCCTACCCCGATGAGGAAACGCTAATGCCCCTTGTCAAGTCCGCCAGCAAAGGCGCGTTCCGTAAGAACATCAAGACCGAGATGGCCCGAGGCAAGCCGCAGAAGCAAGCCGTGGCCATTGCGTATTCGGTTGCTCGTAAAGCCAAAGGTAAGAAGCGCAAATAATGGCTAAAGACCCTACAGGGCTGCGTGGCGCGGCACGCGTCGCCAATACGCCCACTAATAAAGGCAAGATGTCGCGCGATCCAGCAGACGTGCTAGCCACCGCGCGCTCACGTCTGACCATGGCGCTGTCGGCGTACTCAGACAGCCGCGAGGACGAGCTAGATGACCTGCGCTTCATGGCAGGTTCGCCCGACAACCAGTGGCAATGGCCACAAGACGTGCTGGCGCAACGCGGATCGGTGCAAGGACAGACGCTCAACGCGCGTCCGTGCCTGACGATCAACAAGCTCCCGCAGCATGTGCGGCAGGTGACGAACGATCAGCGACAAAACCGGCCCGCCGGTAAGGTCATCCCCGTTGATGACAAGGCGGACATCGAGGTCGCGGAGATTTTTGACGGAATTGTCCGTCACATTGAGTATATTTCAGATGCGGATGTGGCGTATGACACCGCATGCGACAACCAGGTCACGTACGGCGAGGGGTATTTCCGCATTTTGACGGAATACTGCGACGAAAACACGTTTGACCAAGACCTTCGCATCGGTCGCATCCGAAATAGCTTCAGTGTGTACATGGACCCGACCATCCAAGACCCTTGCGGGTCGGATGCCGAGTGGTGCTTCATCACCGAAGACATCCCCAAGGGCGATTATGAGCGCATGTACCCCAACGCAGAGCCGATTTCGTCGGTTTTGCAGCGCGGTGTCGGCGATCAGGCGCTTTCGCAGTGGATCAACCAAGATACTGTGCGAATTGCGGAGTATTTCTACAAAGAGCACAGCAAAGAGACGCTGAATCTGTACGCCGGCAACCAAACGGCGTTTGAAGGTTCACCGGAAGCGCAAGAGCTTGAGATGCTCGGCCTTCAGCCCATTCGCAAGCGCGAAGTAGACGTTCAACGCGTCAAGTGGCTGAAAACCAACGGCTACGAAATCCTTGAAGAATCAGAATGGCCGGGCAAGTGGATACCTGTGATCCGCGTGATCGGCAACGAGTTTGAGGTTGAAGGTCGTATGTACGTGTCGGGCCTTGTGCGTAACGCCAAGGACGCCCAGCGCATGTACAACTATTGGGTATCGCAGGAAGCAGAGATGCTGGCCCTTGCGCCCAAGGCGCCGTTTATTGGTTACGGCGGTCAGTTTGAAGGCTATGAACAACAATGGAAAACGGCCAACACGAATAACTGGCCGTACTTAGAAGTTAACCCCGACGTGACAGACGGACAGGGCGCTGTCCTGCCGCTGCCACAACGTGCTCCGCCGCCGCTCGCCCAGACGGGCTTGATCCAGGCGAAGATGGGCGCTGCCGACGACATCAAGGCCTCTACGGGCCAATACGATGCAAGTCTTGGCATCCGCTCCAACGAGCGCACCGGTCGGGCCATTTTGGCGCGTGAACGGCAAGGCGACACAGGCACATACCACTTCGTAGATAACCTAGCTCGGGCCATTCGCTATGGGACGCGCCAACTCGTTGATTTGATCCCGAAGATTTACGACACCCAGCGCATTGCGCGCATCATTGGCATTGACGGTGAGACAAGCACGGCCCGCATCGACCCGATGCAAGCCGAGCCAGTCCGTCGCATCATGGACGAGACGGGCGTAGTGATCGAAAAAATCTACAATCCGTCGGTGGGTAAGTACGACGTGGCGGTCACGACTGGCCCGTCCTACGCGACCAAACGGCAGGAAGCCATGGACGCCATGGGGCAAATTTTGCAGGCCAACCCGCAGCTTTGGGCGGTGGCTGGCGACCTGTTCGTTAAGAACATGGACTGGCCGGGCGCTCAGGAGATCAGCAAGCGGCTCCAAAAGATGATTGATCCGAAGCTGCTGGCGGACGAGGAAGACCCGGCGCTACAGGCGGCCAATCAGCAGATGGAGGCGATGGGGCAAGAGATGCAGATGATGCAGCAGATGCTCCAGAACATCCAACAGTCGATGGAAGCCCGTGAGGTGCAGGTCAAGGAGTTTGAGGCGCAGGTCAAGGCGTACAACGCCGAGACGGATCGAATTAAAGCGGTCGAGAGCGGTCTAACTCAGGAGCAGGTGCAGGACATCATTATGGGTACGCTGGCCGGCATGCTATCAACCGGTGAGCTTGTGGCGCCTAGCGCCCCCCGCGAGATGGGTATGCCGCCTGAAGGGATGCCGCTATGACCTGCGAAGTCTTTATCGGGCATTTGTTTCTTGCGCGCGACGTGACGCACTCTACGCACCTCAACACGCGTAACTACGCGAAACATAAGGCGTTACAGAAGTTTTACGAGGGGGTTATTCCGCTCGCAGACAGCTTCGCAGAGGCGTATCAAGGCCGTTACGGCCTGATTGGTCCAATTGCGCTACAGACGGCTAAAAAGACGAACAATGTGCTCGACTTTTTGCAGGACGAACTTAAAACGCTGGAAGACATGCGTTATAAAGTTTGTGATAAAGACGATTCCCCTTTACAGAATTTGATTGATGAGATACTGACGTTGTATCTTACGACTGTTTACAAACTTAAGTTTTTAGCGTGAGGGTAGATCATGGAGCTTCTTAATCCGATGGCTGATAGCGTCTACCCTGGACGCACGGTTGGATATACGGGTACGGCAGGTTCGACCGCCACTTGGCAGGCCGGCCCGCAGGGCGTGGTGGTGTGGTCAACGACCCCCTGTTACGTGCTTGTGGGCGAGGGCGTCACCGCGACGACCTCCAGCACGCCGATCCCGGCGTTTACGCCGATCCCGTTTATCGTGCCGCAAGGCACTGGCGCACCCTGGCGAGTGAGTGCAATCCGCGTGACGGACAGCGGCGACATTTACGCCAAACCCATTAACATCCGATGAGTTGGGGTGTCGCACTGCGAAACGGCGTAGCGATTGGCCTTGGGGCCGTCGCCACGTTGTTTTCAGGCACGCGAGATAGCGGTGCCTCGGTCGGCAACTTGCTGACTGAAATTGGCGACAACTTGGTTCAGGAAGACGGCGGCCAATTGCTGCTGGAGTGATGAATGGCAATCGTTAAGATTTCAGACCTTCCGCTTGTAGACAGTCCGGTCGAAGGAACGGACTTGTTCGTTGTCGTTCAGGACAACGTAACCAAAAAGGCGTTTGCCAGCGACATTCAGACCTACGTGGGCTTTGAAGAAGTCCAGTACGCGACTGCGGGTCAGACCGTCTTTAACCTCACGACGATGACCTACGCCGCCGGCGCGAATAACCTTCAGGTGTTCGTTGATGGCGTGAACCAGTACGAAGGATTGGCGTATACCGAGACGGATAACAACACCGTTACGTTCACGCAGGGCTTGCATCAGGGCGCCGTCGTTAAGTTCTCAACCGTCCAGACGCAAACGTCGTCGGTGGCGAGTGCTGGAGCGGTGACGTTCCTTCAAGCCGGTACGGGCGCTGTTCCTCGATCTGTGCAGTCTAAAGAGCGCGACATTGTTAGCGTCAAGGACTTTGGCGCTGTCGGCGATGGCGTGACGGATGATACGGCTGCGATTCAAGCTGCTATCGATTCTGGCGCACAGAAAGTTATTTTTCCCAAAGGCGAATACAAAATAACGGCGCCGTTGTTGGTTCCATCAAACAGCTATCTGTTTGGTGAGATGGCGACCATCAAAAAGTATGGCGCCACACAATACAACGGTACTGATGCCATTCTGTATCTGTCCGGCTCCGTTGTGTCGCGGGTTAGAATTATCGGATTCAACCTGACAACCGATCAGGCGGTACCGTTTACGTCAACAGCTATCCATAACGGAACCATAGTTAGCGACGTTGAAATCGCAAACATCAAGGCTTACAGCGTTTTCTATGGCCTTCGTTTAGCTGGTGGCTATCAAATTAGCATTGATAACTTCACAGCTAATGCGTGCTACACGGGCGTCTATATTGACCCAACAGGTAGTGCTGCTACGAACATGACTAGCATTTTTGCGTCGAATTTGAACGTATCAAATGCTGGTCACGGATTGTTTTTGAAAAAAGTTATTTATTCTTCATTTTCTGGCTATCTGTTTGGCATTAAGACCAGCAATTCAGATTTGTTTGTTGCAAATGAAACGCCGGTCGCAATTCAGACTGAATTGTGTTCAGGTTTGAAGTTGCACTATGGCGGTGAAGACATTATCGGCATTTTTCACGCATCAACGGGAAGCAACGGAGAGGCGACGTTTTACTTAGCTGCGGCGGCGGCAAACGAACAATTTTTGCCAAACGCTGCGCGTACCGCTAATGGATTTGCGATTGCACAGCAGACGTACTTTAACTATACGTCCGGTAGTTGGGCGTTGATTGGATGTCAAATTTCTATTGGCAATGTGGCTTGGACATACCCGGCCAATCCGTCAACATTCTTGCGCTTGAACGCCTCTGGCTACGTTAAGTTTCAGAACGGTTATGTTTTGTTAAGCACTGGCGTAGTGGATGCCGCGACTGGCGCAAACGCGGCCAAGGGTTTTGCGGTTGAAAACACTCGGTTTTTGTCGAACTATCAAACGGCAAACAGCAATCGTTTGTTTAACGTCGGCAATAACTTTTTAGTGTATTCAGACGCGGTGACGTTTAACACCTCAACTACTGAACACACAATCACTTTCCCGTATGCGTTCGATCAAATTTTTTACGGTAGTGCGGTAGTGGTGCGAAATTCGTCTACTATTATCGGCGCCCAAATTAAGTCGATTAGCACAAGCAGTATCACGTTTATTTTTGAAAGCGACGTGAACGGATTTCAAGTTAGATTTTTAGTGTTTGGTGTTGCCCCAGCAGCGTAGCCTTGGCGGCAAATTAAGGAGTAAATCATGGCTGACAAGAAAATTTCACAGCTTACTGGTGCAACAACGCCGCTTGCCGGAACAGAGGTTTTACCTGTTGTCCAAAGTGGAAGCACCGTTAAGGTTTCGATTGATAACGTCACCAAAGGCCGCGTAGTTAACGGGTTGTCGTTTGACACCGACGTTGCTGCTGCTGGCGTGACGCTCTCTGGCACCACGCTTGAAGCGGATGGCACCGACGCTAACATTGATGTGTTTGTTAAGGCTAAAGCGGCAGGTAGCTTAGACCTTCGTTATGGCGTTGGCTCTAATATCAAGGTTGGTAAGACCAGTAGTTTTACTGGCGCTGAAACCGCGCAGATTGTGTTCCACGAGGGCAGTACTCAGCTTGCCCAATTGAAATGGGACCCAGCCGGCAACACTTACGTTATTGAAAACAAAACTTTTAACGCGCCCATTTCGTTCCGTACTTATAACGGCGTGGAACGCATGAAGGTTAATGGCACTAGCGGCGACGTTGAGATTGCGACACACAACGTAAAAATTGCTACCGCCGGCAAAGGCATCGACTTCTCTGCCAACACGGGCGCGGCTGGAATGACCAGCGAGTTGTTGGATTGGTATGAGGAAGGCGATTGGACGCCCCTTATTAGCGACGGAACTAACAACGCGACGATGGGTTCCGATAATAGAGGCTATTACACTCGTATTGGACGCCAAGTATTTTTTACCGCGCAAGTAGCCGTCCAGACGATTGGATCAGTAGGCGCTGATGCCGGTATTTATGGCTTGCCTTTCACCTCTGTAAATTCAACAGCCACTCGGTCTGGCATTGCTGTTGGATTTGCGTCTTCGCTCAATATCAGCGCCGGTCAAGTCGTGACTGGGTACGTCGAAATAAATTCCACAAAAATTGAGCTGATGGTGTGGGACGCCGCGACTGGCACAACGTCAATGAGCGGAACTGAAATTTCCGACGGCGGCACGTTGTTTATTTCTGGTCAATACACAACTAACTAAGTTAGAGAAACACAATGTCGTTAACTAAAGCCACATATTCGATGATTGATGGACAGTTCATCAATGCTGCTGACTATGGGGTTGTTGGAAACGGTGTCGCAAACGATACGGCTGCGCTCAACGCGGCCTATGCTGCTGCGGCCGCCGTTAAAAAGGCGTTGTACATACCGGCTGGAGATTACCTTTTTACTTCGCAACTTGTTTGGAATCAAAACGTCGATGTGATTGGTCAATCTGAGTTCACTAGGCTTTACAAGCAAGGAAACTTTGACGGTATTTTAATTACCGGAGCGGCTGCTGGATGTACTCTTGCCCAATTTAACGTATGGGGAAAACCCGGTAATGGCGGAAGCGGTATTGTGATCCGCAGCGCGTCTTACGTTACTTTGCGAAACGTAACGTCTTTATTGCACGGGCAAGACGGAATTTATTTTGACAATACTACCGCAACGGGCGATCCGACTGCCGGCACGTTTCGAGTAACTCTACAAAATGTTAATTGTTCATCAAATGGTAGAGATGGAATCGGCCTTGACGGAACCGGATATGTAACCGGCGTTAATGTCTGCAACGTCTGCTATTTTGAAACTGTTGTTTGCAACGCTAACGGTAACTACGGAATTCGCCAGTACGGAAATCCGTCTGCTGGATATCATTTTTGGACAAACGTAACGTGCGCTGAAAATGATGTTGTTGGTCTGCATATTGACGGTATTTCCAATTATATTGGCGTTTATCTTGAATCAAACACAACTTCAGATTTGGAGTTGTCAAGCAATTCCATTCGTAACAACATTTTTGTAAGCAACGAAAATATACTTTTCAAAGATTCTGGTACGGACAATATGCTTTCCGGCGGCGCATTTTCTGGGATGCGCGTTTCACAAATTTATGCCCCCAATAAGCCGGGCAACGTAGCCGGACGCGATTTAGTTATTTCTAGCGCCCCATCAATTTCAACCGGAGCTGCTGCTACGGGTGGTACGTTATTTTTGTATGGCGGCGATGCAGCAGGAACAAGCGGCTCCGCAAACGGTGGAATCGTCCGTATTTCCGGTGGCGATGGTTCTGGGGGAGGCCAAAAAGGCCCGGTTTGGATACAAGGAAACGGCGGTGGAGTAACAATAGGAGCCACTACTACGCCATCTGCAAGCACCTTAGTGCGATTTGAAAGCACAACTAGAGCAGTGCAATACGTTGGCATCAGCACTGCGCAACGCGATGCGCTGACTGCCCTCGCTGGAATGGTAATTTTTAATAGCAGCACTTCAAAACTTCAAGTTTACGATGGCTCTAGTTGGGTTGATCTGCATTAAACTTGACGTTTTTACGCAACAGACTATATTTAACCCGTACTGGCCCGGTTGACCAGGGATTCATCAGGAATCAAAATGTCTGAAACTGAAGTAGTAGCGGAACAAGTACCCGCGCCGGAACCGGTTGCTACGGCTGCACCGGAACCCGAAGTTGTTGCCCAAGAGGCATCTCAGCCGGAGGAAAAGCCTGCCAAGACGTTCTCCCAAGAGGAGCTCGACGCGCTGGTAGGTAAACGACTTGCACGGGAACGTCGCAAGTGGGAACGAGAGCAAGCGTTGAAAGCGCCTGAGCCACAAGCCCAGACGCCCGCCACGCTGCCTGATCGGGACATTGACCCCGACGCTTACGCGGAAGCCCTAGCTACCCGCAAAGCCGAGGAGTTACTGGCCCAACGTGAGGCAGAGCGGCAACAGCGCGAGCTATTGATGGCCTATAAGGAACGTGAAGAAGCGGCCTTTGACCGGTACGATGACTTTGAACAAGTCGTCTACAACAAGGCGCTGCCGATTACGAACGTGATGGCCGAGACGATTCAGGCTTCGGATGTTGGCCCCGACGTAGCATACTACTTAGGCTCCAATCCCCGCGAGGCTGAACGTATTTCCCGTTTGTCTCCGTACCTGCAAGCCAAGGAGATCGGTAAGATTGAGGTCAAATTGGCCGACAATCCGCCGGTTAAAAGGACAACCAACGCGCCCCCGCCGATTAAGCCTGTCACGGCCAAAACCACAGGCGCCCCGGCCCGAGACACGACAGACCCACGCTCAGTCAAGGACATGAGCACGTCGGAGTGGATCGAAGCCGAGCGTCTGCGACAGATTAAGCAGTGGGAAGCGCGACGTAACCGCTAACTTCTTTTTGGAGACATATTGTGGCTAATACACTTCTTACTATTGACATGATCACGAGGAAGGCTCTCGAAATCCTTGAGAACAACCTTGTGATCACCCGCAACGTCAACCGTCAGTACGACGACAGCTTCGCTGTCGAAGGTGCCAAGATCGGTTCGACCCTCCGCATCCGTCTGCCGGATCGCGCCCTTGTGACCGACGGCGCCGCGCTTCAGGTGCAGGACGACAACGAGCAGTTCACGACTCTCACCGTCGCCTCGCAGAAGCACATTGGCGTCAACTTCACCAGCGCCGAAATGGCCCTCCAGTTGGACGACTTCGCCGAGCGCGTGCTCAAGCCGCGTATCAGCCAGTTGGCGTCCAGCATCGACGCCGATGTGGCCAACAGCTTCAAGAAAATCTACCAGTCGGTCGG